TTGACAGCAACTTTGACAGCGGACCTGAGTGCATCACTGATTACAAAAGGGTTCATGGTTTACCTCAATTTGCTACAAAAGAAACCGTCTGTCCGAAAACTCGGGCAGACGGTCGACAGCTATTTCCCTTGGCTCTTAGTAGTACGCGGCTTGCGCCCCGGACTGCATCGGAGTCTCGCGCTGCTTGGACATAAGATAGCCGCCGCCAGCGCCTGCCGCCAGACCTGCCCCGAGGGCCCGCTGCGGCGTTTTCATCACCTCGGTCTTGGCCTTGGACGCAAGCGTCTGACCTTTGGCCGCGGCGGATTGCATGACGGGCTTGGCTTTTTGCCAGGCTGCCTGAGCTTTCGGAGCCATCTTTTGAATAAAGCCTTTGCCGGCATCCCAGAGAGAGGCCTGCTTTTCAAACCCTTGCCAGATGGATTTCATTCCTCTGCCCTATGTTTGCTATAGCGGCCATGAATCTTGCTCGCCTCGGCGCCGTGAGTGCCTTTGATGCCGCCGTAGATACTGCCTAGCTGACTTCCAGTAAGACCGCCCATCAAAGCTCCCTGGCCTGGAGCTTTTTTTGTCGCCAGGGCACCCAGGGCACCAAGACCGGCGCCGGCTGCACCGCCGATACCCATCCCCTTTAAACCTTCCACTAAACCATGGCCCCAGGCCTCACCAAAGGCTTGCAGCTTTTTGCCTTTTCTAGCTTCGATCGCGGCGGATATAGGATTGCTAAGGAAAAAACGCCGAACATGGTGTCCTTCAGGGTCTTCCTCGGCAGCCTTCACAAACCCATTCCAAAAATTCTCCATGTGTCCTCCATCAAAACCCAGGCAGGACCGCTACCTGGGTCGCAAACTTATGCTACGGGTTAGAACGAATCGACGTTGAGCGGCACGAGCCGATCATACTGAATCGAGACGCCTTCCATGACAAGAACTGACCCTGAGCTTACTGTCATCTGGTGGCCTTGGACATAGGAATCTTCCACGTAAAAGCCGCCCACTGTGTCGGTGTTGGCGTCTTTAAAGTAGACCGCAAGACCCGTAGGCTGTGCGAAAAGATCCGACGCAAGGTCGATGATGAGATAGCCGTAGCCGGGGTTTCTCTTCAGCTCATGGAGCTCACCCACCGCAAAGGTGTCGAGAAGAGCCGCGTTGGGGTTTGGAACCTCGTTTTTGCCTTCGGGCGATACAACCACCGCGCCGACGGCTTCCGTGCCGAGGTCAAAGGTTCCGGGGTTACTGCGGTAGTATGCATAGAGCACCCGCAGAAGCGAAGGGCCAAAGTAGAACGTGCGGCCGATCGAAATCGAGCCCACGGTCCGGCCAGGGATGAAGTAGGAGCGGGTCGAGCCGATCTCGAAAATCCGCTGCAGCTGACGGCTCTGCTGAAGCCCGAAGGTTTCGAGCAATCCGATCGGATAGGCGATCTCCGTTCCGTCACCGCCCGCCTGGCTAAGGCGAGGAGGGCCAGCGGCGATGAGAGTGCTCTCAGCGCTCACAAACTGGCCACCAACGAGTTCCTGCTGAACCCGGTAGTTGTAAAAATCCCAGTTACTGTAGGATGTGGTAGCGGCCATGGTCCGTCCTCCTTAGACTTGAACGACGATGTCGATGTGGTTAAGCGGGATTGGGATCTGGAACTGAAACAGCATATCGACAGTATCGATCTGCGTAACAGATTCCGTAAGCGATACGAGCTTGCCCGAACGAATCACGCCGCCAAACTTCGGCACGCGCGAGGTGTCACGGAAAAAGACAATGCAGCCTTCCGCCGTGGTCTTGAGCGCATCGAGCGTGGTGTCGATGATGTTGTACTGACCGATGTAAGGAGTGAAGGTCGTCCGAAGAAACTTCGCAATGTAGTCGACGTTTTTCGTGACCGAGAACTCCTGGAACTTAATGCTGCTCATGTCGGTCGTCAGCTGGTGACGAACATAGAGAGGGGTGCTCTCCTTATCCTGGGCAAAGATAAGCGTTCCGCCGCCAGCAATCGTATCGAGCTGGGCTTCGGTGAAGTAGCGGGTCGAGTGCTTTTGACCAAGGAAACCCGAGACGGCAAGGTTGGTAAAGCCCTGCTGCGTTGGGAGACCTGAGGTCAGAGCAGCGATGGTGCAGGCACCGTAAAAGCCTGGAACGTCCTCGGTCGTGGCACCGACTGGAGCCTGGAGCACGTCCGGCCAGCAGTGTACCACACGGCGATCTGCAAAGGCAGCGCTGTAACCGGCAACACCATCCGCCTGCTCAGACTTGGTGAGATCGCGGTTGATTTCGTAGGTCAGTGCCACCTGAAGGGTGACGATACCTGGGATGGCCGAAGCCAGCGTCAGCTGACGATCACTCTGAACCGAACCGATTTTGTAGCGGCCCGCAAGCGATCCCACGGTGATTTCAAAATAGTGCCCAGCTGCCACGCCGTTTGCCAGAAACTGGCCGTTGCGGTCGTAGAAGATCAGGCCACCCACCGAAAGACCGTCGCGCCGGTAGATATAGTACTGGATGTCGGTTGGCGAGCCCGCGGTGATAAAGTTCGTCGCGGTGACAATCGTATTGTTGTCCGTTTTCGAGCTGATCGAGTAGGTGCCAGGGGTCACGTTCGTCCCGCCTACGATCACAAGGCTGTCACCAGGGGCGACGTTGAGGAAGGCGTCGGGCGTCGCGTCAATCAGGGTTTTTGGGCTGGTGACGAAAACACCAGAACCATCGACCTGGGTGTTGACGATCACGCGGGAGTTATTGGCTGTGGTGACGGTTGTGGACTCTGCCTGCAGGGTCATGATCGTTTGCAGAAGGCTGTTGATCAGGACCACACGCTCGAGCTTTTTCTCAGGCTGAGAAAGCTGATCCACGTGATTTTTGAAAAGAGTGTGAACGACGGGCGATTGGGAGAGGGGCGCGATTGCGTACATCTCCGTGGTCTCAAGAACATCGCACGATGCGGTGTAGGACAAAACCTCATCGGCCTCGGCATTTTCGTCCAGGCCAAGTCCGTTGACCGGGGTCACCGTATTTTGCAGCATGATCGAAAGGCCATAGGCCAGAGGGTTGGCCGGATGAACCTGACCCGTTCCAAACACGGCCGTGATGCTCGCGGTGTTTTCATACTCGCGAACCTCAGCTGCGAGATCGGTGCGGAGCGCCCGGTAGCTCGCATAGAAGGTACCTGAGAGGATGTCGTACATCACAGAGTCGACTTCGGCCTGCAGAGAGATCGGCAGGGAAATCTGCGTGGTGTCTGCGGTGAAGCCGTTACCCGGAGAGTCGAGATAGTCGATCACCACATCGCCGATTTTGCGCTTGATATAGTAGGTCAAGGGCGCTTCGGGCGTGTCGATGAAAGGCGTTTGGAGGACAAGGTTATTGTCATCCGTCACGGTTTTCACCACATATTCGCCCTGATTGCTTGTGCCGCGATCCCCCGCGATGGAGAAGGCAACGTCGGAGGCCGGCCCAACGCCATCGTTGACCTCAGCATCGAGGACGATGAGCGAGCTGGAAAGCTTGGCCAGGACTGAGAAAGCGCCGGTATTGGTGTTTGTTCCCGCCGTGACGGTGACCGTATCACCCAATTTCACATTGGCGAACTGACCCGCAGTTCCCGCTGTCAGACGGTTTCGCTGTCCGGCGGTGTCGGTCGTGACCCCGTTGGTTTGCGCCGAAACGATAGCAACAGCCAGAGCTTCCTCAACGACCACGATGTCGCCAACAAGCACGTCTGCAAACTGACCCGAGGTCAGATCTGTCAGCACATCGCCAGCGGCTGAGCCCGTGGTCTGCTCGGCAAGGATCTGGATGACGGTGTTTTTCATCAAACCCGACATCTGTTTTTTGGTGATCGGATACACCTCGTTGGCGTCGGTGAACGCGAGGTCAACGATTGCACCTCCGAGAAGACTTGCGTAGGCATAGTCCTGCGCAGCACCCGAGTAGGTGCCTAAGAGATCGTTATTCACGATCTGATAGGCCGGGCCGACGACGACGGCGGGCAGCGCAAAGGCTGCCAGAGCGGGAGCGGCATTGGCGAATTCTTGAGTGACGATCACTCCTGGGCGGCGGTAAGCCATGGAAACCTCCTCATTCGATGTCGATTTGAAGCTCGCTTACGATCTTCTGCAGATTTCTTTCGGCTGTCGTGTCGAGGGCCCAGCGATCCTGGATTTGCGCCGTAAGGTAGACGGGCACAAGATAAGTCTTGTCGTCCGCTCCTTCCGTCTCGATCAATTGCTCCGCACCGATGTTGAGGCTTTTGACGGAAAAAAATCCGTATTTACGCAAGACGGGCTGAAACCATTTCAGCGAATTGAACACGATGTGTGCAATTTGCTCGGCTTCGACGCCTTCGCGCGATATGCAGGAGATAGCCTGAGATCCAGTGAGGAGATCATTGAAGGTGTATTTGCCCGTTGCAACGTCACGCTTTTCGAGGGAGGAACCCCCGAGTCCTGTTCCAGTCCAGGAGAGCGGTCCGCGAACGGCCACGATTGCTGGTCGGCTTCCGACAGTCTTAAGATCAACCGCATGAACGTCAGCGATTATGATCCGACTTTGCTGGTCATCCTCGTCGTAGTGAAACGACTCTGGTGCTCTTTGGTTGAAGATCACCTGGAGAAATTCTAGTGTAGTTCTCTTAAAAAAAACAGCCACATTCGGGATCAGCTCGCCCTGGGCTATGGACTGCCGCCTGATACCAACGCCTGTGTCCTTGCCCTGGGCAGTGGGGTTGCCCCGTCTAAAAGCGACCATCGGCTAAATTCCTCCTCGGTTTAGCCGGGAGGCTTTTTGGCCGCCGCCTTGGCCTTCTTTGCCTTGGCTTTTTCCCGGCTTAGGGTTGTATTGTGCTGTCGCTCAAGCTCGCTATGGACCGCGGTCATGGCGTCGCGCATGGACTTGTGAACGATGACTCCTGGGATTTGGCTCTTCTTCATAACCCCTCCTAAATCCACCGGCCCATAAGCCTGTTGCCGTAGCTAAAGCTTCTTGGCAGCGTGGCTGAGGATACCGGATGAAGGGCCTCTCCCGCCGAGGTTGCGGCTTTTGCGGGAGACGGAATTGGGTTTGGCGTTGCCCTTGGCGCGATGGACTGCCCCGAGACGGGTCGCGCGGTCCTGATCTTTCCGAAAGATTTGGTGGTCCGAAGACCCGAGGCGAGTCCCGGCATGACGCCTGTTACGCTGGCAGCAGTCTTGGCCGCCGCAAAGCCATTTTCAAAGGCTTTTTTCTCTGCGAGGTAACGGTCCACCCCGCGGTTGATGTCGCCCTGCCGAAGCTTTGCTGTAAGGCTTCCTGCCATCTCAGAGAGAATCGGATGGCCAACTGCCGCCAGCGCTCCCCCGGCGAGCCCTGAGACGGCCAGTGCCAGGAGCACATCGCCCCGGCCCACGGGCCTTCCGCCGAGCATCCGGCCTCTGATCTTCTCGGCTGCCATCTGCGCCCAGTTTTTCTTCATCGCCAGATCGAGCCGCGATGCCTTAAGACCGGTGAGGCCTCCCAAAATAAGCCCCGTGCCCAGGACGGTCTCCTTGGAGCGCTCCTTGAGCCCGGTCGCGGAGGCTATGTCGGAGAGGTTATGGAGGTCACTCGACTCATAACGCTCATCCTGCAAAAGGCGATTTGTGATCCTGTTATCGATCGCTGCCTCACGCTTTTCTCTTATGGAGTGTCCCAGCTGAAGGCCTGCCTCATCACCAATGCGGTGGCCCATATCATTGAAGGTGCTGTGGACGATGCTGCGAAGAAGCAGCTCATTAAACACAGAGGCTTTTTTTACCTGCGTCTTCGCCGCCATGAAGCCATTATCAAATGCCGTCTTGTGACCGAGATTCGAGAGGAAGGTGTTGAAGCCCTTATTAGCCCTCATGCCGCCAAGGACCGCTCCGGTCAGGGTCGCTGCCATAGGCGCGTGTTCCAGGACAACGTCTTTGAAATTCTCAGGCTTTTTCCCTGGCTGATTTCCCTGAAAGAGACTCTTTGTAACCTTGGCTGCGCCCTCTCCCACCATGGAGCCGCCGATGGCGCCCGTCATGACCATAAGCCCTCTCAGAACGTGAATGAGAGGATGCGTACTGGAAGCTGCGCGTTTTTGAAAGCCTCGGTCGAATGCGTTCATCAGAATTCCCTTTCCTTTTCCCGTTTTTCAGCATCAGCAAGAAGTGCCAGCTTGCGTCCGAGCGGCACCTCAAGACGCTGCTCCACGTCCGAAGGGTTGATGGCGTCGAGCCGGGCGAACTGCAGCATGGTCGTGCGGTTTTTCTCAGGCCCTCTTTGATTCGAGACTTTCCAAAAGCGGTTTGGCTTGAGCTCAAGGATGATGTCATCGACGTTCAAAAGAGGGTAGTTTGTGAACATGATATCGGTCTGGGTGGGCTGTCTTTTGCCCCATTCGACCACCTGCTCAACCCGAGGGTCGGGCTCAAAGCTCATCCAGACATCGATGGGCGGGTAAAAGCCGCCGACCCGGCCCGTGCCGTAGCAGGTGAGGCACTGGCTCTTTGTTGTGCGTTTGAGGACGGAGTCCCAGCACTCGGGGCAGTAGGTCCCATCGCGGCGCTTTTTGAAGATCATCGCCGGAACACCAAAGACCCAGCGCATGGCGAAAAGATGCTCGTCGACCACATAGATCGCCGTGAGATCAAGATCGCCGTCCCAGGTGGTTTCCTTGGAATAAAAGGTTTGAACCGGGGTTTCGCCCTCGTACTCGACGGCGCGGACCCGGTAGTAATAGATCTTGTTCAGGTCTTTGAGGTTGGCCGTATCATCGACGTATTCCGGCAGATCGCCCGTCGTTAGCGGCATGGCGTTGAGCTGCTGGTACTCCGAGGGGCTTTCGCCCCGGTCGATGAAGAAGCGAAGACGGCTGAGGTTTTGCGAGGACTTGGCGAGCTTCCAGCCGATCCGGACACGCGAGACGTACTCGATGGAAAGAATCGTAACCGATATCTCCTCGAACGCGATTCGCTTTAAAATTGCCGGCATGAAAGCTCTCCGTCATCAGCATGGTACAAAGACGGCCTCACTCGAGCCGGTTTTCTTTAGCATCTCTTCGATGGGCGTAGGCTCTTTTGCCTGCCAGCGGCGGTTTCTGACGCGAAGCTTCAGAATGATCGAGTAGTTGGCAAGGTCCACCATCGTATCCTCGATTGATTCGTCTTTCACCATGCCCTCGCCTTTTTGAAGAAGCGAGATGATGCGCTTGATCTTGTCCGTCATGCGAACGAGAATGCCGATCTCCGAGGAGCAGATGCCCAAAGCCTCGACCGCATTGAAGTTGTCGAAGGGGTCTGTGTCGCTTGAGGTGTAATCGTGATTTTTCCTGATAACCGTTTCAACCATATCGTCGGTCGTGGCCTTGAAGGCCTCGATGAAATCTTCCTTGTTCATTCCGGTGCCGTGCATGGGTCATCCTTTAAAGGTCTCAAATTTTGCTCTGTCGCTTTCGGAGGTGAGATCCGCGAGCACAGGGCCGGCTTTGGAGATGGTACGCGCGAGCATGTCAGGCGGCGGCTGGTTCACCCGCTCATCGTCCTTTGCCTGCTCGGTCAGCTCAGAAAACTCCATGAGACCGGCCCGCTTTTCAAATCCACGCCAGAAGCTGTCACCAGGCATAGCCGATCCAATCGTACTCAGAGTTGACGCCACCCCAGCCGCGGTCGATATTCTGCTGGATCTTCATGTTCCGCTTTTTGGTCTCGTACTCGTTGGCAAAGTTGACCATCCAGGACATATAGTAATTACTCTTATTGGCCCGGATGAAACTGGAGCCGCCAGCTGAGTAGTTGAGCTCATTGCGGGCCATGCGAAGGCCTTGCGATTTAAGAAGCTGGACCGCTGCACCGTGCATAAGAAGGTAGAGACTCGGATAGTTACCGATGTCCCTGGATCCCATCATGGGCGTTGTCGAGTTCCAATCGGAGATGGCCATCTCAATGGCAAAGGTCAGCATCTCGTCGTTCGACTCATATTGCCGAATGAGACGGTTCAGCTCGGGTGTGTCCATCATGAAAAGGCGAAGGTAGCGCTTCGCCTTGGACATGCGTTCGGTATCCCGTACGGACTGCTTCGTATTCGTGGCCATGAAATGCCCCGCTTAACGCTGCCGTGACTGGCGCTTTGGAATCGAGTTTTTGGTGGCTGTGACAGTGAAGTTCGGGTTGCCGTCAGGATTCACGGCTCCCTCCAGCTCCGTGACGCCACGGGTATTTTGTGTCTCGCCCATCATGCTGGCGCGAGCTTCGCGAGCTCTTTTGCCTCGCACGCTTGCATCGGCAAGTTCGGCGGCGACTTCAGCTTCGTGATCATCGGCTTTCTTTTTACCGCGCCCGGAACCTTTGTGGCTTTGAAGGGCATCTGCGATATCCTTCAGGGGCTCGCAGGAGAGGTATCCGTCCGTCACAAGGCTGATGACGTCTTCGTTTGGTTCATTGATGATCTTGACTTCGCCAGGCCGCAGCATGACGTTATTTCCCGCTGCGTTGCGATAGGCAACATAGTGCCCTCTTTTTTCGATCAGCGTCCGGGTGTCGGGACCATTTGTGGGCTTTGGTTTTCTTGTGATGTTACAAACTTGGTACTTTTGTCGCATGGTGCAAAATCCTCGCTAATGTTAAAACTGCCAGGCGTTTCCACCTGGCAGTCTTGGAACCTACGATCTTAGATCGTACCGCCGACTGGGATTGGATTCGGCACATCCATCTCGATTTTTGCAATCGATTTGATGTTACCGAAGCCCTGGGCGATATATTCCCAGGTTTTCCACACCACAAGATCGGCCTCTTTCTTGATCCAGAACTTGACGTCGTTCAGGATGAAGAAGTTTCCGAGGTAGGCAGGCTCTGTGAAAGCCCACACTTCACCGGGAAGCAGAAGGTCGTGCTTGTTTGTCACAACAAGGCGACGCTTCAGAATCGACTCATACTTGTAGCCGTCCACGGTGATCTCGGACGCCAGAGGCGAACCGATCTCAGTGGCAGGCTGGATCATGTAGTCGTCATAATCCACGGTGTTCATCAGCGCGCAACCGACGGTCAGCTGATCAAAGTCGATCATCTTAAAGAGACTGTTCATCTCCTTACGATCCACCTGGGTCGCTGCCGAGACAAGGCGCTTGCCGGTGATCGAGATCGCAGATTCAGCATGCTCGAGGAATTTGAAATCCTCGACCTTCTGAATGTCTTTGATGCTGTTCTCTTCGATCACTTTCGTGATGGGATAATCGTACGCGAGCAACTCGCCTTCGGACTTCACGAACTTTTCAGATTCGATTTTGTAGAAGGGGATCGCGTAACGTTTTCCTTGGATATAGCGCTCAGGCGCTGTACCCACGAAGTTCACGGCCATCGCCTGCGAATCGTGTTCGATGTCCACGATTTTGATCAGCGTGTCGTGATCGGTGGAGCGGGTCAGGTCCGCGCGAGTCACAGACTCTGGCGGCAGAATTCGGCGGGCAAAGCCGATTTCACGAATTTTGGCGCGGATGAACGCAGCGCCGGCTGCAGCAGTCTTTTGCAGGCCCTCGACGGTATCAAGCTTCTCGATGAAGAGATTGTTGAACGTCTGGGCATCAAGTCCTTCGTACATCTTATTCTCCTTGATGTCTCAAAAGTGAATTGAAAGAGGTTTTTCAAAACTCCGTTATGGAGCCTCGAAACCTCCGCCCAGGGTTTCAAACTCGAGCCAGCCTGTGCCAACAGCAGACACGCGGGCCAGAGCGGCTTCGCCTGTTGCTGCGAGAGTCAGGTAGGACTCGCCGCCGCCGAGATCCTTGACGGTGAGCAAATCGCCCACTGCATAGGATTGGCCGTCATCATAACGGCTGGACTTGGCCACGATTGGCCAGCTCTTGATCAGAGTGACTTTGCCTGTGGCTTTTACATCGAAGCGGTCCGTGCCGGCGAACACCAGATAGGTGTTTCCAACAGGAACAGCGCCTGCGCGCTCAGCCTTGCCGTCGGAGTTAACGACGGCCCATTCACCCAGGCCAAGCACGGTATCCGCAGAGGCCAGGGGAACGTCGACACGGAACATGGACTCAAGGCCACGAACGACCGACAGGCGGAGTTCTTCCGTAGTCAGGTCCTCGGTGATGGGCGCCACGCGGGCGTCCGAAATGGCAACTACCATTGCGATCCTCCAAAAGTTGATTCGCTCAATCGAGGAGTTCGGCCTGGAATTTTTCACTTGGACTGAGAGAAGATTTCAGGTCGCGAGACGAGTCCAGCTCCCCCAGCTTCATCTGTCCGCCGGCTAATTCCACAGCTTTCTCCAACACATTCAAATCCTCATTTACGAGCGACGCCAATTTAGTTTGGAGTTCGCCATACGACTCGGGCGGCTGTTCCATTCCGCGCTCCACCTGTTTCCAGAAGATGCGCTCAGCATGTGCCCGCTTCTCATGCTCCCTATTCTTCTGATGAAGATGAAGCATTACAGAAGCTACTTTTTCACGCAGTTTTTGGTCCTGCGCGGAGGATTCCTGTGTTTGCGAGTTGCCTTTTGTCAGACGCTTCATGCCTTTCTCCAAGCCTACACCCACAATTATGGGCTCTGCAATATCTCTTGCCTTCGTAAGCGGGCCGAGAGCGGAAGATCGTTCGACCTCCCTTTTGAGTTTGCCTCTCCAGGGGACGCTGACATACTTCCAAAGGGCGTTCTGTACCCGCTCTTTGCCGAGCATTTTCTCTGCTGCGAGCTGTGCCGGATAGAGAAGAAGAGACTCCGCCCCTCCTCCGGCCCTGGTTGCCTGGGTCTTATAACCCTGCCAGGCTCTTTGAGCGTCGGGCGTATCTATGGACCGGGCAAAGCTTTTCGGAACTTTCGTGAGAGCCCGCCCTGCGCGTGCTGCGTTGGCCGCCGAAGCAGCGCCACGCATGCGCCGTGCAAAGGCACCGAAAAACGCTTCCTTGGAGAATTCGCCTGAATCCATATTCACGTTTCAACTCTCAAGTTGTAACCATGGCATGTCGTCCAAAACGGATCGGAACTTAATGCCGGCAGTCTTTTCGAGCTGCGCAGCGATCTCGGCGTCGGAGTATCCTTCGGCACGCGCCCGATCCTCAAACTCAGCAACCTTGGCCAGAGTCGGAAGATTCAAAAGCGTGTCCACCAGTGCAACCGCGTGGGCCAGCTTTTCGCGCATGGTCATGGAGAAGTCGTCTTCTGCCAGTTTCTCGGTCTGAGGCTGGGAAGGTCTTTTGATCTGCTCGGCGAGTTTAAAGATGTCCTCGTCGGAGAGCTCCTTCTCAGCTGCGCCCGCAGTCTTTTCCTGGACCGGCTGCCGCCCGAAGATGATATCGTCAGCATCCTTGATTAAGTCGGAAAGAGGTCGTACCACGGCTTATCTCCTGCAGATGAACGCCGGGGCAAACCCCCGGCGATAGGATCAGTCCTTTTTGGACTTGCTGGCGCGACCACCCGCGAAGCCTGCTGCAGCACCCGCAGCAGCTGCGCCGCCGGCAGCCTTGCCTGGGTGTTTGCCCATCATCTCGCGAGCCTTGCCGGCTTTGCCTGCAAGAAACTCACGAAACTTGCCGACGCCGGCCTTGGCTGAGGCGGTGGCGACTTTTTCTTCCACGAATGGAAGGATATAGTGCCACTCGTTGCCATGGCGCTCGGAGCCGAGCTTGCGAAGGCCATCGTACTGGCCCCGCTCGATGAAAGCTCCCATCTGGGCGGCGACTTTTTCCTGCTGCGGATCAGGCAGCTCGGCGTCTGCGCTGGCCTTCTTCTCCAGCTCAGCGGCTTCCTTGTCCATGGAGTCGGCGATCGAAAGAGCGATCTCCTGACCTTTGGCGTACATTTCCTTGGCGATCTTCGCCTGTTCGGCAGCAACTTTTTCAGTTTCAGAACCGAAGTTTGTCTTCAAAAGCTTTTGCTGATCGGCGCTCAGGTCTTCCATACGCATATTGAAATCTCCTATTGTTTAAATTTGGTGCGAGTCAGAACGTTGGAAGGCTTGGATCAGCCTTCGAGTTGCGCCAGCAAAAGGTGCTTTTGCAGGGCCAGAGCCGCCGCATGCTTTTGCTCGAAGTGACCGACAGTTTCAGCGCTGTTTTTGGCTTTGACTTCGTCCTGAACGCTGGTCGACTTGGTATTCACCGGAGACGACGCGTCGGCAGGCTTATTGTTGGCCTGCGACTGAGGAGGGGTCACATCCTTTTGCACAGGGCCGTCGTGGTGAGCTGCCGTCGATGCGCTGATCGTTGCGCCGCCGGTGAGGGCTTCGCTGGCGATCTTTTCCATGCGGCGATCCCACTGACTTGCATAGTGATCGAATGCGCGGGCGCCGAGAGCCTCCTCCGCAGCATTCTTTTCCTCTTCAGCGGTCTTCACAGTGATGTCGTTATCTTCGGGGAAGAGGGCGCCGTAAACGCCGTCGAGCGAGAAGCCAGCGGATTTTTCGCCTTCTTCGTGCTCACCCTTTTCCTCCTTTTCGCCTTTTTCTTCTTTCTCTTCCTCCTCAGCCTGCTTGCCGAAGAATCCGTCAAGGCCCAGCTCCTGGGCGATCTTGGTCAGCTGATCGTCCGAGTCAGCGCCTTTTGCTGCAGAAGCGGTCTTGGTAGCGCCATCGCTGAAAGTTGAAGAGAGCAGTTCCTGAAGTGTAGCCATGGTTTCCTCCTAAAGGTTTGTCTGATGGACCCTGAGATCAATTGCGTTGAGAATCGCGTTTTTTGAGCAGTTTGCCGAGTCCCTCGGTTATGCCCGAATCCACGATTCCACCGACGATTTTTCCAGGAAGGTTCACTCTGCCTGTCGCAATAGGGCCGACCAGGGCATTGGTGACAAAATCCTGGAGATCCGCTGTCTTCTCGGAGGGCATATCCCCTGCATCAAGTTCTCCTGCAACTTTTTTGAGATTGCCGAGAGTTTTCTTGATGAGCTGATGGGTGCCGCCGCCCCTTGCCGACAACGATGCGTCCGCAACCAGACCACCGCCAATGACTTCAGGATGCTGCCGGATAAACGCTCTTATCCGACCTTCTTGGTCCTGGGGGTTAGTGTCATGATGCATCTGCAGAACCCCTGAGCCCATGTAGGCTGCAGGAACGCCAATGAACAGCCGCCTACCGGCTGCGCCGAGGTTTTGCATCACCCCGCCCAGCTTCAGATACGGCTTTTCCTTGTGCTCTTCCACCCGGGAGAACACGTCGTTCGCATCGGGGTTCGTATAGTCGCCAGTATCAACATGATTCTTAACTTTAGGGTCAAATGTAGTATGGAACATGGACAAAAGTCCAATGCCGAGTGCAGTCGCCAGCCCTAAACCTGCTTTTGATTGTAGCAGTTTATCGATGCCGTGAAGACTACCTTCCGGGGCTTTTTTCGAGAGGGCTGCGTAGGCGCCGGCCGCCGCAATCATCACCGGAAGAAGGCCGATACCTTTTTTGGGCTCGCCCTCCTCTTTTGCCCATTTGACGAAGGTGGGCAGATCGCGGGTTTTTTGAGCTGACCCTGTCTTGATCAAAACCGTAATTCGTTTGGAGAGGTGAGGGCTCGCATAGCTCCGCTCTGGAAGGAAGGGCAAAAGAAGCCGCATACCCTCCTCATCGAAATGGCGGTGGCTGATATCAAACTCGCCCATATCCCCCTCGCGGGGTTCGGGCTGCATCATCGGATCAAAGCAAAGGGCCTTTTGCTCCAGAGCGTCCGCCAAAGAGCGCAGCCCCTTGGCGATCAAAAAGAGCCGCTGGAACTCCTGGGGCTTTGGAAGGATGCCGAGCATCGTCATGGTCGACAGCGAGCGGCTGAGGGGCATTTTCGAGAGGCCTTCGATCACATCCCGAGGCAGAGCCTTCTCCTGAGCCTTGACGGAGGGGATGCTCTGCGCCAAAGCGCGAAGGGTTTCCCCGCTTGTCTGACTCGAGGGCGGCTCGGAGGGGCCTGCGGGCACATGCTTTTCGATGGTGGCCCTCTTGGCAACTTCTGCGGCTTTCTCAGCCAAAGCGGCTGAGCTTACCCCGTAATAGACCGGGCGCGCATGGGCGACCTTTCTCAAGGTCTTGGCGATGCGATCAGCTCCGATGAGAACATAGGAGATGTCGAAGAACTTTGGCTTATAGTTTCGGACAAAGACCTTTTTACCCGTCTCAGGGTCGATCTTTCCCATCATGTACTTGGCATGATGGCAGTAAAACTTCATGTTGGGGGCTTTGTTGCCGCAGATATTGCAAACGTCGTAGGGGATTCTCGTTCCCATCGACCAGTCGGGATAATGCCCGTTGTCGATCTGATCGGCGATATCCGGCGCCCGGGCGTTGTCGAGCAGCACGATAAGCTCCACCCGATGAAACGTTGGATTGAAGACGGCCAGTGGCACATCCCCAAAAGAGGCGTTCGGGTTTTTATTTACGTGGTGCTTATAGATCTTTGCGTACTTCATGAAGGTGCGATAGCCATAGTCCTCGGTCCCGTCGTAGGCGAGCTCGGACTCCGGAAAATAGTCACCGTTGGCATTATCGCCCCAGTATTCGCCCGAGCCGAGTGCGGTCAGAAGAATCTGGGTTTTGCCGGGGATTGTCTTGGCGCTTGAGATGTAGGAGGCTATCGTCGGATGGTAGGCCCCTTGCGAGGCCGTCTTCTGAAGATAGGATCTCTCGTAATCAATAAGGTGTGTGAAGACACCCTTCTCGGTTTTCCCCGGAAACAAAAGAAGCTTATCCATGCGATGAACCCTTTTGAGCCTGTTTCACCCCAAGGTCCTGATACATCGCGCGGCGGTTCTGCTCACGCAAAGGCTCGGTCGTATCCTTGATGGTGGAGCGAATGCCTTCGCCAAGGCCCATGGCTCCCGCTGCTGAGGAAAAGCCCTCAAAGAATGGGCTGCGTTTTCCGGCGTCGGAGAGGTTGCGCTCAATTTCAGTAAGCTGCTTCACATCCGGCGTATCGATGAAATGGCCCTGGCTCAGAACTCTTGTCATAAAGCTTCTGGCCGAGTCCGGATGAAGCGCCACGTGAGGTGCGAAGTGAACAAGGGTCTGAAAAGCGCGACGTGCACCTTCAGGGTCATCATGAAGTGAGATGCCGCCTGTGCGGTTGGGATCATCCTGTTGCGAGCGCCGCATGGCCTCGTCGAAAGATGTCCGCAGTTTTTTGGCCATGATCTTGCTGTCGCGCGACGCCAGGTATTCGCTGGCAATGCCCTGCCCCACACCTGCAAGAAGTGGGATCGAGCTGACAAGAGCCACGTTGCGCAGGATCTGACCGACGGTCGAGCCTCTTATCTTCCCGGCTGCGGAAGCAGCACCATCAAAGAGGCCTGCCTCTTTTACGAGGAAAAGAACGTCGGCATACATCTCGCCAACCTTTTCAGCCGAGGCCTTCTTTTGCATCGAGCTGTTGACCTTGGAGGTGTAGTAGGGATCTTTTGCAGTGTAGGTGGCCTGCATGACAGCGAGGTGATTCATGTCCTCGTTGGAAAAGCCCGTGTGAAGGGATTTGGCGACCAGATCCTTTGATCTTTTTGGATCAGCCGCAAGGGTTGGTGCAACCTTGACCAGCTCTGAAAAGCGGGCGTCCGCCTTCTCCTTATAATCGTGGAAGGCTGGATCTGCGAGAAGACTGGCTCTGGTGGAGCGGATATCTTCGATGGTCTTTTTCATTTTGTGCCGATCAACAAGGCGTCCGATCCCATGTTCGGCGAGCATTGTGAGGCCGACAGCTCCTGCGAACTCGGCAATGCCCTTGGCCAGCTGATCAGGCGTTGGCATTTTGAATCCTTCAGCCATCTTCAGAAACTGGCTGCAGTCCTCGTAGATGCGCTGCTTCGCTTCGGGTCGGATTTGTCCGGAGGAAGCCATCTTTTCGAGCCACGTATATTGCATGAAAACCTCACATGCTTGCTGGGTTGGTCACAGCACTCCGGACGAGGTTTTTTGCTCCGCTCGTCAGGTCGTTCATTTTCGATGCGGAGCTGGCCATGTCTACTCCAGCTCCGGCTGCCGTCAGACTCATCATGGGACGCTTGACGAGGACTTTGCCAACGCGGGACATGGCTTTGATGCCCATGCCGGCGAGCGCGCCTATGACCGCTTCTTTGATCATGCCTTTGGCATCAGGGGCCGTTTTTGCGAGAAGGCTTTCTTTCACAGCGCCCGCACCTTTTGCTTGAGGATACGGAGCTCATCCTGGGTGAGTTTGAGCTGCCTTGTGGTGAGGTTGAGCGCTTCACTATGGTCGCGGAAAGTCTTGAGCGTGATGTAAAGAGGGTGTGTGCCATTGACGATCTGGGCAGGAAGAGTCTCGCTGATAAGACCTTCAGGCGCCTTGAGATCGGCCGTCTTTTGAAAGTCGGCGTTGACGCCATCGAGCTGCGATTTGGTCAGATATCCCGTATGGGCAAGACCCATGGCAGCCTGGGTAAGAAGCGGCGCCGCAAAATTCATGCTGGCAGCCTTGATAAAATCATTGAGCTGAG